GAGCTGCTGTAATGTGATGCGCTTCGAAAACGAGGCGAATCCTTGCAGGTGAGGCGTTCCGGTCTCACCGACCTCTTTGCCCCACACCACATACTGTAGGGACTGAGATTCCAATAGCTCTGAGGCCGCTTCGGCCATTTGTTGGACTTCGACATCAGTATAATTGTTTACTGTAAAACACCAGTTTTTAGCAGACCTAGTCATGATTATGATAGGTCATAAAGATTTGGTGTATATATAGATTTTATGGGACCCCACAAAAATACCAAATACCCGGATTTGGAAATAGTATGCGGACTTAACGGTTAGTCCCCAAGGTCCGGAGTTCGTCCCCAAGGTGACGCATTCCGGGCCATAGTCCGTCATACAAACTCCATAGAGAGGTCTGGTGCATTATTACCCAGACCTCGGGGATTGGGGACGGAGTTATAAGGCATAGCCGTTAACGTTACGGACTCATTCCCCTAATTACGTTACAGTTGATATGCAACAGGCTGTTCTGTCGGCATTGGAACAACAAGTAACCAACTTCTTAAGTAAGAAGGTTGAGGAATACGCTGAAAGAGCGAAAGACGCGATGAAGGGACGATCGAAGAGCGAACCGAAGAAGAAAAACCCTAAAAAGAATGCTGTTAAGAAATTCGAGAAAAAGAAGCCCGCGAAGGTTAACAAGAAGGCTGCTGTTAAACGGACCAAGGCGGTTAAGTATGAATCGACTGGTCCGATGAAGATGGTAAAAGCTGGTCGAAAGGTCACTCGTGTGGATCCGTATCGATGTACACACAAAATTGAACGTGGACAGAACTTCATTGCATTCAATGCGATATATCCTGGCGGATGTACACATCCGTCATACGTTACCTTGCGTATGATATCTTTTGCGTTGGTTAGATTCGTTGCCAACAAAGCAAAGATTGATTTTAGTTCATTCGATGATGACATCGGGCTCCCATTCGTATTTCCTGGAAAGTGGTCAATATTTTATTACTGGAAAGGAGAGGGTGACGCATCTGAAGATACGTCAACATTTCGCGAGGATGTTAAAGCTGACACCGGCGGCGTTACTTGGCGAAATTTGGCCGACAATTTGTGTACATCATTTGTCAATGCCTTTGGCGTTGGGCAAGGACGGCGTTTATATTCTTTTGGAATTTATCCTCAACAAGATTCTAACGTCGGCGAATCTTTTATTGCGACACAATATTATAATGCTGCTGATTTGTATATTAGCGTCAAGGGAGAATCATCGATACAAATGCAGAATCGCACGCTTGGTGAGGGCTCTGGCGACAAGGCGGAGGCAACCAATATTTTTAATAATCCACTTCGTGGAAAATACTACACGTTTAAGAGTGGACGACCTTGTATTCGCGGCATCAATGTAGCTAACAATAGTCAAACATTTTTGTTTGATTATCAAACCACCAGCGGCGCCATCGCTACTCAGGATAAGTATTCGACTACAGGCACTACAAGTGATTTCCCAATTACTATATCGGATGCTTTACGTAAACCTCCGAATGGCAATTTCTTTACGAATTGCACTACAAGCAAATATGTTACTGTTGAACCAGGAGGTATTCTCAAATCGAAGATTGAACATACGATTACCAAATCGTTGACGAATTGGATGTATGCTTTCAACCCAAAGTTTCTTAGTGTTGAAGCTCCGAGAAACCTAGCAGGAATGTCACAAAGTGATCCAGCTAATTGGCGTTTAGGTGTCTCTCATTGTTATGGGTTAGAAAAGATGATCGACACGTCAGCTGCTGGAGAACCTGAAATTCAGGTTGGGCATGAGCACAATTTGTTCATGGTTTCCAATTGTACTTATAAGCCTAAGAACTCGGCTGTATCTCTCATTAGCATTACCACTTAACTTTTAATTAAAACAAAAAGAGGGTTTAACCCCATTAGTGTTTGGGCTTATTATTTGGCCGCAGGCCCCAATAGGAGATAGGGAGTCCGCGTGAGCGGGCTACCTTTTTGAGTAGGGTTATTAGGGTTTTGTTACACTGCGCGTACGGAGCGGAGCGGAGTACAGCCGTGTAAAACCCTAAAAACCCTACGGGCCAAACACTTATTATTGAAAAAATTCAATAGTTTTTATTCTTCGGAACATTGCATCACGATGTTCGGGTAAAGCATTACGATACCAATCCGCAGGATCTTTGTTAGAGGTGACGTAAATAATCTTAGGAGCCCATTGTACATAGGCTCCTTTGATAGGCACCTTCATAGGGTATCTATCCAACAATTTTAGGAAGTAAGCTAACTTGAATTCACTTCCGTTGAAGTCGTCGAACAACGCGACTTCTTGGCCCTCGTACCCGTTGAACCAGCTTTCACCGGGGTGGACATAGATGATGTCCCGATCGTGGGACTCAAATACCTTGCGCGTTTTACCTGTTCCCGTTCTTCCCCAGAAGACGCGTACGTCGCATTCCCACATTCTTTCTGTTGAATGATCGGCGATGGAGGAGAGAATCGAATTTCGGTACCGTATAAATTGGCCGGGGAATTCATTTTCGATTTGCTTTTTACTGGCCCCGGACTTAACTCGTTCGACGAGCTCGAGTAGGTCAGATCGATGACCTCGTCCATGAGGGAGTCTTCCAAATTCCGTATAATTCCCATCTTTCTTACAATATTCCGCAGCTTGTGTCGGCGTGCCACGGCTCGCTTCACAATGGGCTCGCAATTTGAGTTGCTGCTTGAGCTGCTGTAATGTGATGCGCTTCGAAAACGAGGCGAATCCTTGCAGGTGAGGCGTTCCGGTCTCACCGACCTCTTTGCCCCACACCACATACTGTAGGGACTGAGATTCCAATAGCTCTGA